TGAAATTACAATCTTACCTAACGTAAGATACAAATCAGTTCTACAAAAAGCATCAACTGACAATATTGTTAGAGATGCAACATGTGAATTTAAAACAGACCAAGGAACTTTAACTTTAACTGAAAAACTTCTTTTAGCTGAAGAGTTTCAAGTAAATCTTGAAATCTGTAAGAAAGAGCTACACCAATCTTGGCAAGCTTTAGAAATGGGATTCTCTGCATTCGCTGATGCTCCTGCTTCTTTCTCTGATTTTGTTTTAGCTCACGTATCTGCTAAAGTAGCTGACAGAATGGAAAAAAATATTTGGTCTGGAGTTAACGCTACATCTGGACAATTCGACGGCTTAGCTGTATTACTTGCTGCTGATGGAGATTTACCAGCTGGACAAGAAATCGCTGCTGTAGGTGGTGGTATATTACCAGCTAACGTAATTGCTGAAATGGGAAAAGTAGTTGATGCAATTCCTACTGCTGTTTACGGAAAAGAAGATTTACGTCTTTATGTTTCTTCTAATGTTGCTCGTGCTTATACAAGAGCTTTAGGAGGATTTGCTGCTGCTGGAGATAACGCTGGATATGATAGCAAAGGAACTAACCAAGTATTAGGAAACTTATTCTTTGATGGTGTTCAAATTGTAGTATCAAAAGGAATGAGTGACAACACAATGATTGCTGCTGAAAAATCTAACTTATTCTTTGGAACTGGCTTATTGTCAGACCAAAATGAGGTGCGTGTGATCGATATGGGAGATACTGATGGTTCTCAAAATATTCGAGTAATTATGAGATTTACCGCAGGCGTTCAATATGCTCAGGTATCTGATATTGTACTTTACGCTTAATAATAATTAATAATCATTAGAAAGGGGTGGGTTCTGCCTACCCTTTTTTATTTAAAAAAACTATAACTTATGGCTTGTTCATTAACAACTGGTAGAAAAGTGCCTTGTAAAAGTGCAGTAGGTGGTATAAAAACCATTTATTTCGCTGACTTTGGTACTTTAGGAGATGCTACCATCGCTTCTGGAGAGATTACAGCTTTTTCTGGCTCTCCTGATTGGTTTCAATTTGATGTAAAAGGTAACTCATCAATGGAAACTGCTATTACTTCAAGTAGAGAAAATGGAACTACGTTCTACGATACTACATTGAATATGACTTTGACTTTACAAGACAAAGCAACACAAGAAGAATTAAAATTAATTGCTCACGCTAGACCTCACGTTTGCGTAGAAGATTACAACGGAAACTATTTCGTAGTTGGTCTTGAGAATGGAGGAGATGTAAATGGTGGTACTATTACAACTGGAGCTGCAATGGGAGATTTAACGGGATATACTTTAACAGTAAACGCTCAAGAAACTGCACCTCCTTACTTTGCAACACCTTCTGTAATTACTGCTGATGCTTCTGCTGTACAAATAGATCCTACTGCATAAGTATTGATTTAATTGTTTAAAGAGGGTTATCTTAACAGATGGCCCTTTTTTTATGTCTATACTATACAAAATATTTTAATTTTCTTTATATATTAATATGAAGTTAATACAAACAAACGGAACTAAGACTTTTAAAGTTATACCTAGACAATTTATTGTTGGTTCTTTAAATCTAAAGTTAAGAAGTGAAAGTACGAATACTGTTGTTTCTGTTAACGCCACATCTACTATAGATGGAAACTATTTATCTTTTGAAGCAATTTTTGGAACACTTGTAGAAAATGATTTTTTTACTTTAGAGGTTTTAAATGGTACCGATATCATATACAAGGATAAAGTTTTTTGTACAAATCAAACTATTAATCAATCTAACAATGATTATTATACAATAAATAAAGATAAGTTTGTTAGTGAAGATAGTTTTGATAATGATTTTATAATAATATAATATGAACGATTTAAGAATAGTAAATTTAAGCACTTACACAACGCCAGATATAGTTGAGACTGGCAATAAGGAATGGGTTTCTTATGGTGCTGATAACAATTACTTTAAATATCTTATAGACCGATATAATGGTAGCCCAACAAATAACGCTATTATTAACGGAGTTAGTGAGATGATTTACGGAAGAGGGCTAGACGCTTTAGATTCAAGTAAGAAGCCTGATCAGTACGCTAAAATGATTTCTTTGTTTCATAAAGATTGCGTAAGAAAGTTGTGTTATGACTTAAAACTTATGGGACAATGTTCAATGCAAGTTATATATTCTAAAGACAGAAAGACAGTTGCAAGAGTTGAGCATATACCAGTTGAAAATTTAAGAGCTGAAAAATGCAACGAAAAAGGTGAGATAGAAGCTTACTACTATTCTGATAATTGGTCTAAAGTTAAAAACGTAGATAGTACTGTAAGAATACCAGCTTTTGGTTCTAGTAAAGAAAACATAGAAATAATGTACGTTAAGCCTTACAGAGCTGGATATAAATACTATTCAAGCCCAGACTATGCTGGAGGATTGCAATATGCAGAGCTAGAACAAGAGATAAGTAATTATCACTTAAACAATATACTAAATGGTTTAGCACCATCAATGTTAATTAACTTTAACAATGGCACACCAAATGCTGAGGAACGTCAAATGTTAGAGAATAGAATATATGAGAAGTTTTCTGGTAGCTCAAATGCTGGTAAATTTATACTAGCTTTTAACGATAATCCAGAAAGTGCTGCTACAATTGAGCCAATACAATTAAGTGATGCACATAATCAATATCAGTTCTTAAGCGACGAGTCATCTAAGAAAGTGATGGTATCACATAGAGTTGTGTCACCAATGTTATTAGGAATTAAAGATAATTCTGGCTTAGGTAATAATGCAGATGAGTTAAAGACCGCTAGTACGCTTATGGATAATATGGTTATAAGACCATTTCAGACGCTTTTAATAGATGCGTTTGATTCTATACTAGCATATAATCAGATATCTCTTAAATTGTACTTTAAAACGCTCCAGCCGCTTGAGTTTACAGACTTAACAAACGTAGAAGATGAAGAAACAAAAGAAGAAGAAACAGGAGTTAAGTTAAGTAAAGAATCAAAACAATTAATACAAGACAAATTAAAAGAAATAGGTCAAGACGAAAGTGAATTACTTGCAGATTATGATTTAGTTCACGAAGCTGAAGTTGATTACGATTTAGAAGAACAACTTGATAATATTGTTAGTGAGTTAAACAAGCCAAAAGAAGATACGTTATTAACTAAGGTTTTGAAATTTGCAAAAGTAGGTAAAGCAACACCTTATAGAGACAGTGATCAAGATGGTACATCTAATAAAAAAGGTCAAGAAGATGTTGAGTTCTTAGTCCGTTATAAATACAGCGAAGCACCTGGAAAATTAAAGACTAGTCAATCACGAGATTTTTGTGATGAAATGGAAAAAGCTAATAAAGTATATAGAAAAGAAGATATACTTAAATTCAGCAGTTTAGAGCTTAATCCTGGGTTTGGAAAAGATGGCGTTGAAGAATATTCTATTTGGCTTTATAAAGGTGGCCCTCGATGTAATCATCGCTGGACTAGAAAGTTGTTTGCTAAAAAAGGTGGTCGTAGTTTAGGAAGTGCTATATCAACAACACAAGCAATAAAAAGAGGATTTAGACCAGAATCGAATGATAGAAAAGTATCAATAGCACCAAAAAATATGGAATATGCTGGATACACAAAAGAGTATTGGGATAAAATGGGATTTGAAAATTAAGATATGGCAACAGCATTATTTATAAAAAGAGAAGACTTAGTAAGAAACAGCATCATTGACGGGAATGTTGATTATGACAAAATAATTCAATTTGTTAAGGTGTCTCAAGAAATTGACATTCAAAACTTATTGGGAACTGATTTATATAATAAAATTAGTGCTGACATTATTTCTGGTGCTGGTGGTGGCGCTGGTTTAACTGGTAATTATTTAACTCTAGTAAATGATTTTGTACAGCCAACCTTAATTTGGTTCGCTCAGATGAATTATATTCCTTTTAGTGCCTACACTATTGCAAAAGGTGGAGTTTATAAACATCAAGCTGAGAACTCGCAAACAGTAGATAAAAACGAAGTTGATTATTTAGTATCTAAAGCTAGAGAATACGCAAATTACTATTCTACTAGATTAGTAGATTACTTATGTTTCAATAGTTCTTTGTTTCCAGAATACAGTAGTAATACGAATAATAATATTTCACCAGATTCAGACACAACCTTTAACGGATGGGTTTTATGAAGTATAAAGTAAAGGAAGTAAACGTTAAGCGTTTAGAGAGCTACATACAGCTAAAAGAGAAAGAAGAAAAAACTGATATAAAACAAAAAGATGGCATACGGAGAAATATATAACACAACGTGGTGGGGTAATGCAATAGAGACAGCATCATCAATAGGCACTAAACCAGATTTCGTTAGTGGACAGTTTACAATGAATGAAAGACAAGAAGTAGAAGCAGTAAAATGTTTAGCAGATTGGACACACACAACAGCATTACAAGACTTAAATAATTAAACAATGGCAAAACCAAAATTAGCATTAATACCAGCAGCACAAGGCACTAAGTTATACTCTGTATTACCGAGTGATGGTGTGGGAGACTTTACTTTCGCAAGAGGCAGCGTAGCAACAAGAATAAATGCACAAGGATTAATAGAGAACGTTGCAAGTGGTGTTTCAAGATTAAACTATCCATTGATAGATGGTGTTCAGAAAGGGTGTCCACATCACATTTTAGAACCAGAGAGGACTAACCTTATACAGTATTCAGAATCTTTTAGTAATGCTTATTGGACTAAATCAAGAGCATCAGTTACAAGTAATGCTTTAATTTCTCCAGATGGAGCTTTAAATGCAAGTAAATTTACACAAACAACTTCGACTGCGTGGGGTGGCGTTGTTTTAACTATAACTCCAAGCGGTGCTTCAACCTTATCAATATTTGCTAAAAAAATTGACAATGATTATATAGCACTTATAGGACATAGCAGTAATGATACAAAAGTATATTTTAATTTAGATAATGGCACAATCGGAACTGTTGGTTCAGATGTTACAAATGCAGATATTCAAGATTATGGTAATGGTTGGTTTCGTTGTGTATTAACTGCATCATCAATCAATAGGTTTACTGTTTTGCACGCCATAACAAACAATGGAGTTACAGCTAATTTAAACACAGAAACATCTTTATGGGGCGCACAGGTAGAAGTTGGTTCTTTTACAACATCTTACATACCAACAAGCGGAGAAAGCGGTGGTGTTACTCGCTCAGCAGAAACTGCTAATGGAGCTGGGAACGCTTCTACGTTTAACGACTCAGAAGGTGTGCTGATGTTTGAAGGAAGTTTTTTATCAAAAATATCTTCTCCAAATCAGAGAATAGCAATTTCAGATGGTACAACTTCAAATAGAATTTTAATTCAAAACGTTGGTTCGAGTTCAAATAGATTGCAGTTTTACACAATAGTAAATAATGCAACATCAACTGATTTTTATACAGATTTGTCAGACATTACTTTGTTTAATAAAATCGTATTTAAGTATAAAATTAATAATTTTTCTGTATGGATTAATGGTTTTGAAGTTTTAACAGATACAAGTGGAATAACTTTCCCTAATGGAACGCTAACAGAATTAGCATTTGATGGTGGCGATGGAGGTAATGATTTCTACGGAAAAACTAAGCAAGTACAATACTTTGATTCAATTCTTGATTCGCAACAACTTGAACAATTAACGTCTTGGCAATCTTTTACAGATATGGCTAACGGACAATTATACACAATAGAATAGATATGGCACAAACACTAAAATTCGGCAATAAAACGTGGGCTACAAAAGTAGGATCTACGATTGCTTATAATGACGAGAATGGAAATTACAAGCCTTTGCCCTTTGCGTTTACAAGGTCTACGTCAGCGACACGAGTTAATAAAGAAGGTTTAATTGAGGTAGTAACAAACGATAGACCAAGAATAGATTATACAGATACAAGTGATGGAGTGCTACTTTTAGAAAATGCAGCAACAAATTTATTAGAGTATTCAGAAGATTTTAGTCAATCTTATTGGACTAAAAGTAATGCAACCATAACAAGTAATAGTGTAATTTCTCCAGAAGGAACGCTTAACGCAAGTAAAGTAACTGAGCAGAACGTTTCAGGTGTACATTATGTAGGTGCAAGTTTAGCAGGTGGTGCTGGAGAGTACACTTGGAGTTGTTTTTTAAAACAAGGAACTTCAAGGTATGCAGGTATGAGAGCTGTAGTTAATGGTTTTCAAAACAGATTTTTTGTTAATGTAGACCTTTCAAATGGAAGCGTAGTGGATACACATACAGTTGGTTCTGGAACAACTTGGGAATATTATGTACATAAATATACTAATGGATGGTATCGTTTAGTAATTCAAGCAGCTAATGGAAGTGGTAATATGGATATGTCTATTTCCAGTTCAAATGTAGCACAGCCAAACTATAGTTTAGGACTTCCTACATATTTAGGCAGTACAAATAACAACTTTTATATATGGGGAGCTCAATTCGAAATTGGTTCAGTAGCATCAAGCTACATACCAACGCAAGGTTCTGCTGTGACTCGTGTAGCTGAAACTGCTTCTGGTGCTGGTAATAGCGAAGTGTTTAATGATAGTGAAGGAGTATTGTTCGTAGAAATGAGTGCTTCTGATAATAATTCAAGAATATCATTAAGTGATGGAAGTACAAGCAACAGAGTATCTTTTAAAATTACTGATGATAATATAGATTTTCAATACAGAGTAGGAGGGAATTATTCATATAGAGTAAATTTGGATGTAAATAACTATTTAAACAACAAGATATTAATGTCATATAATAATGGGTTATTTGTTGGTTATTTAAACGGATTTCCTATAAGTAATAAAATTAGTGGAGTTTCTTTAGGCGATGGGGTTATAAATAGGTTAAATTTAAATGATGGAGATGCTTCCGATGGTTTTAAAGGTAGGGTAAAAGAAATAGGTTACTACGATACAGCACTAACAGACCTTGAATTAGAAACGCTTACAAGTTACAGAAGCTGGGAATCAATGGTAAACGAATTAAATTTAAATATAATATACAATGGCTAATACACTAAAATTAGGAGCTGGAAAATGGGCAACTGGTAAAGATACAGTTTTATCGTTTAATGACGAAAATAATAACTTTAAGCCGCTGGCATTCTCATTCAGTAGAGCATCAAGTGCAACTGTTGTTAATCAATCTGGTTTAATAGAAACAGTTGGTAGTGGAGAGCCAAGAATTGACTTTAAGGATGATGCTAAAGGTGCTTTATTGTTAGAGCCGAGTAGAACAAATTCTATTTTCAAATCAGACGATGTTTTAAGTACATATCAAAGTCAAAGCGGAAATGTTTCAGATGCAAGTGAATCTATTGATGGTTTTGATAATTCAATTCAAGTAGAATATAATGCAAGTAATTCGTTAATTTATAAAAGGGATTTTACTCCAACAATAGGAACGAAATATACTATTTCTTGTTTTGTGCAAATGAATGATAATTCAGCACCAATACATACAGTAGATGCTAATAGTGGTGATTTTTGTTTAATAAATAATAATACTGTTGTAAGTGCAAGTGATATAAAAACAGAAAGATTAGCTTCTACAAATGTTTACAGAGTTTCAGCAACAAAAACTGCAAGTGATACAAATAATAGATTTGGTATAATAAAATATTCAACACAATCATCAAAAGGTTTTAAAGTTACTGGATTTCAATTAGAGGTTGGCAGTTACCCTACATCGTATATTCCTACCTCTGGAAGTGCTGTAACGAGGGTTGCAGATGTTTGTAGTCAAACTGTACCAGATGGTGTTATAGGACAAACAGAGGGAACTATGTATGCAGAGATATCTGCACTTGCAGATGATTTTGCAACTTATAGATTTATAAGTCTTTATGATGGAACGTTTGATAATTTTTGTGATATATATTATGGCGATGCAAGTAACAGAATTTCTGCTCGTTTTAGAAGTGGTGCTGGAAGTGTTATCAATATGTTTTTTGCAGTTTCTGATGTTACGGCATCCAATAAGGTTGCTATAAGTTGGAAAGCAAATGAGTTTAAGCTTTTTATTAATGGAGTTAGTAGAGGATTAAATACAAGTGGTGCAGCACCTGTCGGTTTAAATAAATTAGATTTTCATCAAGTGAGTAATAGCAATCCATTCTACGCAAACGTAAAAGACGTAAGAGTTTACAACACAAGATTATCAAATAGCGAGTTAGCTGCATTAACAACAATATAAGAGTAACAAATACACACATTAAACTAACAAGAGTAAATAATTAAATTATGAAAATAGGAAAGTACGAATTTGACAGCAGAGAAGTAGCAGAGTCTAAAATCAAAGCTTTAGGAACTGCGGAAGACGAAGACGGAAACGAGTATCCAACTCACAAACACACTTTAGTACACTTAGGACACATCGTCTTAGAAGCTGGAGAGTATGACGAAGACGGAGAAGAAACTAAAGCACCAGTATTATCTGCTAAGTGGCATATCGATGCTCTATGGTCTGATGATGAAGGACACCCATACGGATGGAAGTCTGCTGCTGTTGACTTAAGTGGAAACGGAGTACACAGTTTCTTTGGTTTAGAATATGACTCATACAAAATCTAATGGTAAGAGCATTAAGATATTTAGCGGACAAAATAGAAGCGTTTCAGTTTATGTGTATAGCAAGCTGGAATAGGTTCTTGGATAGAATCAAGTTATGAGTATGGAGGATTTCAAGTTAGGAGTATTTAATGCCACTTCATTGATGGTTAGCTTTACGCACGTCGAAAACAGTTTAAAGATTATACTGCTTCTTGCTTCTATTATATATACATTTCAGAAGATATACGAAGGATATAAAAGAAAGAAGAGATATGAGAAAAATAAATAAAATAATAGTACATTGCTCAGCTACACAAGAAGGTAAAGACATCTCAGTTGACACCATTAGAAAATGGCACGTTGATGGTAGAGGATGGTCAGACATCGGTTATCATTATATTATTAGTTTAGATGGACTAACAGAAGTTGGTCGTCCTATTGAAAGGTCTGGAGCTCACACTAAAGGAGAAAATAAAGACAGCATAGGTATTTGTTATATCGGAGGTGTAGAATCAGAAAGAGGAGACAATGGTAAATGGATAGCTAAAGACACAAGAACTGATGAGCAAAAAAGAAGTCTTCTTAATCTACTTACAACTCTTAAGTCTATTTACGGAGATGATATAACTATACACGGTCATTCACAGTTTGCAGCGAAGTCTTGCCCTTGCTTTGATGCTTATGAAGAATACAAAGATATATGAAAAAGATATTAGACTTTTTAACTGGTACTGTAATCAAAGAAATAGGTCAAGTAATAGACAACTTATTTACTACTGACGAAGAACGCATAGAAGCTAAAAACAAGATATTCCAAGTAATACAAGAGAAAGAGTTAGAGCTTCAAAAAATGCAGACTGATATAATCATTTCAGAAGCTAAAGGTAATTGGCTACAACGCTCTTGGAGACCTATACTTATGTTAGCTTTTGGGTTTATAGTTATATATGTAAAGTTCTTAGCACCTTTATTTGGCTTTACTATTCCACCATTAGAAAATGAGTTCTGGAACTTACTACAGTTAGGCATAGGTGGTTACGTTGTTGGACGTAGTGCTGAAAAGATAGCTAAAAGCGTTACAATAAATAAAAAGTAACTTTTTTCTTTTTTATTCTAAATAAAAGATATAACTTTGAATTATTTATTATTAGAATGTGTTTATAGTTTTATAAAAAATTATATATAAATATATTTTTAAAAATTAAATAAATAGATAAGACAACTGAAGTCTATTCAAATGCCAAAAAAGAAAACCTTAAAATATTGGAAGACTAAGATAGATAAGGTATTTCACGAATACATAAGAAGAAGAGATGCAGATAATAATACTGGTTATTGTAACTGTATAACTTGTCAAAAAAAAATACACTTCACAGAAAGCGATGCTGGACACTTTATATCAAGAGGTAAGCTATCTACTCGCTATGACTCCAGAAACGTTTATAGCCAATGCAGAAAATGTAATAGGTTTGAATACGGTAGACAGTATGAATATTCTTTAGCATTGGGAGACCAGCTATCAGAAGAACTACTTATAAAGTCAAGAGAAATATATAAACTATCAGATGATGAATGGTTAGATATATTTAACAATTATAATAAAAAATTACATAAGCTAAAAGACAAACAAAATTTCTAGTTTGTTAATAACTATTATATTATATATATATTAATAATTGCAAATATGTTGTATATTTGTTAAGGAATATATCTTTGTTTTTTGTTTAGGCTACTAACTAGCTAAATTAAACCACTCTTCAAACGGGTGGTTTTTTTGTTTGTAAGGTGTTTATTAAATTTTTTTTTATATATTTGTTATATTATTAATTAAAACAGAAACAAATGTATTTACAAGAACGATTAAAACCTCAGCATCAAGCAAGGTTAAAAAACAAGAACTTTGAATATCCTTTAGTGGTAGAAGAAGTAACTCAAGAGTTAGAGAGCAAGACTAAAGTAAGTGATTTAAGCTATGGAGTTGTTATGAGCTTACACACTTTATTAAGCTACTATGAAAGTCCTTACGAACTATTTAAAGAGATATAATGACATATTCAGAAGACATAAATAGAATAGCAAGTAATGATACTATTGATTTTTTAAATATGAGAATCAAAGCACTTGAAGAAAGAATAGAATACTTAGAAGCACAAAACGAAATCTTAAATAAATAACAATGAACAAAGACAAATTAATGGAGTTGTATAAAAAATACAACCTAACAAAAGAAGATTTTTTTAAACATCAGCACTACGTAATTATAACTCGTGCAGGAATTGACAAAATTCAAGCAATTGCTAAAATCAATATCAATTATGAAGTAATAAAATGCGAGCCTAATTTTGCGGTTTTTAAAGCTATAGCAAGTAAAGGGCCTATAACAATTGAAACTTTTGGTAGTGCATTAAAAGGAGCTAACTACAAGGACGGAAATACTAATAG